TCATACAACACCCGTGGTGGACTTCATTACAACCAAGACGGAACCCCCAGTGGGCGTGAGCCACTGCATAAAAACTATGCTGGTATTGGTTACACATGGGACGGCACAGGCTTTGCTGCTCCACAACCATTTCCAAGCTGGACAATGAACCAAACTTCTTATCTATGGGAAGCTCCAGTACCGTATCCAACAGACGATAAGCGTTATTCATGGGACGAAGCAACCCTAGCGTGGGTTGAAATGGAAACAGTATGAGAACTACCGTAGAAGCTAGAACCTTAGAAGGTGGACTGATTGAGCCACATCACGAAATAGAAGTGGTGTGTTCGGCGTGTGGTTACGACTTAGATGAAGCCGAGCTACAAGCCGATGTTTGCTCAGACTGTAATGCGCCTTTGAACCTTAGACAGCACATCTCGATTCACGCAACGTCTGTTCCTGCCGCTGGCGGAGAGGTATTTTAAATTGAATCATGCCAGATCCCTTTGGAATTATAGATGGCACGAAACAGGTCACAAAGACTCTTAATGAGTCGGTAAAGGCATCTGAAGAACTTAGTAAGGCAATTGACGGTGTTTTAGCAGTAGCGGATAAGGCGGCAAAAGAAAGGGCGGTATCAAGAAAGAAGTCAAGGGAAGTAAATCCTGATACCACAACGATTATTGAGGCGGTGGATGAGTTTCAAAGGCTGATGTTAGCCAAGCAGTCTGAAGAAAAGATTAAAGAAGAAATTACTAAAAAGTATGGATCACAAGCGTGGGATGAGATACAAGGTATTAAGGCTAGGAAGCAATGGGAAGAAAAGCGTGATAAGTATTTGGAGCAGAACGATAGACGGGTAATGAAAAGCGTGATGGCACTATGCTACATATTTGCAACTTGGGTTGCTTACGAATGCACATGGGGTAGATGGAAATGAATATGCAAGACCTTTTGAAAGCGGTTATTCCTATTGTGGTTGTTTGTTTGGGCTGGTTGCTTGGTCAGGTATCGTCATTTCAAACCCGCCTTACTCAGATTGAAGGCAAGATGCCAGCGTTAATTACTAACGAAGGTGTACCAACAGACAGCCCAATATCAGCAGAAAAACGGGCTAGGATGCGTGAAGAACTTTATAAAGAACTGCATGATCTTCATGTACGGGTTAAGTTACTTGAAGAAAGGTCTAAAAAATGATTCCATTAATGGCACTAGTAGATGTTGGGATGAAAGTCCTAGACAAGTTTATTCCCGATCCTGAAGCCAAGGCAAAGGCTCAAAAAGAACTCTTACAGATGCAACAAGAAGGCAGGTTGGCTGAACTTAACGCTGACAATATAGAAGCCCAAGAACTCACTAAACGCCAAGAAGCGGATATGAGTTCAGACTCGTGGTTATCTAAGAACATCCGCCCTATGACGCTTGTTTTTATTTTGGTTGTTTACACTAGTTTTGCTGGTCTATCCGCTGCCGATATTGAGGTAAACAACAACTATGTAGAACTACTTGGGCAATGGGGTATGTTAATTATGTCTTTCTATTTTGGCGGGCGTACTCTTGAGAAGATCATGGATATGAAGAGTAAGAAAAATGACACCCCTTAGCCTACATTTCAGCTTAGAAGAACTAACGACCACTGACCATCGTCAGTTTGATAACACGCCCAATGCTGACGAGTTAGCTAATTTAGTTCGACTTGCTAAGTTCTTAGAACAGGTAAAGACTGCTTTGGGTGGTAAGCCTGTGATGATTAACTCTGCCTTTCGTTCAGAAGCCGTGAATACAGCCGTTGGAAGTCGCAACACCTCACAACATCGCATAGGATGTGCCGCTGATTTACGGGTGCCAGGTATGACCCCTGATGAAGTGGTTAAGACGGTAATGGCGGCAGGTCTTGGCTACGACCAAATTATCCGTGAGTTTGACCGCTGGACGCATATATCGATACCAAATAAGCCTGAAGATAAACCTCGCCAACAGGCACTCATTATCGATAAAATGGGTACACGACAATACGCCTAATATGCCACTCCAAAAACTACAATTTAAACCAGGTTTAAACAGAGATCAAACTAACTACACCAATGAGGGTGGGTTCTTTGAGTGCAATAAAGTGCGCTTTCGCTCTGGCTATCCGCAGAAAATAGGTGGTTGGTTACGCTATGGGACGTTCACAATTGCAGGGGTATGTCGTCAGATGTTTAATTGGATTACCACGGCTTCGGATAACTATCTAGCCCTTGGAACGTCTAAAAAACTTTACATTGAAACGGGTCAGATTCTTAATGACATTACGCCTATACGAGCAACCTTTGTCAATCCAACCACTAATAACTGCTTTACCACAGTCAATCTCTCTAAAACCGTCACCGTTGCTATTACAGCCCACGGAGCCTTAGACGGAGACTATGTAACCTTTTCAGGTGCGGTAGCAGTAGGAGGAATCTTAGCGGCTACTTTAAATACTGAGTTTATTGTAACTGTAATAGATGCAAATACTTTTACGATTACCGCTGCAACTGCGGCTACATCTTCGGCTTCTGGCGGAGGCACATCAATTACAGCCGCTTTTCAAATTAGCGTAGGCAATGATAATGCTGCATACGGAAACGGCTGGGGTGCAGGCACATGGGGTACGGTTGGCTGGGGTTTAGGAGCAGCTATACCTGTAGTAATTTCTCAGCGAGATTGGTTTTTACAAAACTTTGACAATGATCTAGTAGCTAATACCCGTAATGGCGCTATTTACTATTGGGAATACTCAGGCGGTACGGGGGTACGGGCTAAATTATTATCAGCCACTACCATTGGAGGAGTAGCTCCAGCGGACGTTCCTACACAAGCAATGCAGATTTTAGTCTCCCAGAATGACAAGCATTTACTCTGTTTTGGTGCTACTCCTTATGGAGGAGGTTCATTTGACCCTCTATTAATCCGCTGGGCTACCCAAGACCAGCCTAACGTCTGGACACCTTTAGTCACGAACTCGGCAGGTTTTTTACGGGTTTCTCGTGGTTCAGCCATTGTTTGTGCGGTAGCAACAAGACAGGAGATTCTGGTCTATACCGAGGGAACGTTAAGTTCTCTCCAGTTCGTAGGCACCACAGACGTCTTTAGTCTTAATGAGCTTTCGGACAATATCTCAGTTCTTAGCCCCCGTTCAGTCGTAGTCGTAAATAACACGGCTTATTGGTTTGGGCATGACAAGTTCTATGCTTACACAGGACGGGTTGAGACTTTGCCTTGTACGATTAGAAATCATGTCTTTCAAGATCTAAACTACGATCAAGCCGACCAGATTGTCTCTGGGTCTAATGAGGGCTGGAACGAGGTATGGTGGTTCTATCCAACGGCAACCAGTCAAGTTAATAACGCCTACGTCATTTACAACCACTTAGAGAAGATTTGGTACTACGGCACGATAGATCGTACTGCGTGGTCAGACTCGTCTTTAAGGGAATACCCTCAAGCGCTTGTGCAAACAACTTTTACAGGTGCAATTCCAAATAGCACAACCCTTAATGTAACGGCTATTACTTCAGGTATCTTACAAGTAGGTTCAGTCATTACGGGTACTGGCGTAGCTACAGGAACCATCATAACGGCTCTAGGCACTGGGACTGGCGGGATAGGTACTTATACGGTGAATATCTCGCAATTTGTTGTGCAGACCACAATGACGGCTGACAGCATTATTTACAACCATGAACAGGGACTAAATGACGACACCACGGCAATGACCTCGTTTATTTCGTCTTCAGACTTTGATCTGGTAGACGGAGATCAGTTCATCCTGACTAAGCGGATTATTCCTGACCTTAGTTTTACTGGCTCAACTGCCACTTTGCCTGCGGTCACAATGTATATCAAACCACGGAACTTTCCTGGCAATGCATATTCCAATACAGACTCCGAGCAGGTCATCGAGACTTCCGTAGACGTCTTTACCGAACAGATCTTTATGCGGGCTAGGGCTAGACAGATGGCTATTCAGATTGAATCAACCGACTTAAATGTCCAATGGCAGTTAGGTAGTCCAAGATTGGATGGCAGACCAGATGGGCGCA